TTCTGCTGTTGTTTATTTATTTCCTTAGCTCTGTCATGGTCAGCCTCCTTAGCCCCCTCATCACGGGCAGCATCCATGTCCTTACCAGCTTGATCTCGTTCCATATCTTGATCGGCTCCTGCTTGGTCCATCCCACCAGCAGCAGCAGCTTGTGCTTGTTCCTGCTCTTGAGCTTCTTCCTGCTCCTTCTTCAATTCTTCCTTCGTATGTTGAATTTCTTGATCCGTCATATCATAGAATTCCTTATAAATAGTGGATGTAGGGAATAAACCTGTTGCTACGACAGCCGCCACTACGCGAGCCTTTTGTTCATCAATTTCCATCTTACGTTTAGTGAAAGTATCACTAGGATCAGGAAGCTGAATTCTCACCTCTTTTATTAGACTAGCAGGATAACCCACTAAAGCAAGATGCCTTCGTGCAATTTGATCTAACCCAATCTCAATTTGTTGCTGAACTCTACCAATAACTCTGGCAAACTTAGCATCTAGTTGAGACAAATTAGCTTTACGCTCAGGAGATTTGTCCTTTTCTACAATATAGTCTTTAGGAACCTTAAGAGCCGCTAAAAGCTTATCACGAAAATATCGAACATCATCTACTTCCCCAAGATTTTGAGCACCAGGAAGAGTTTCAATCTTAGTTCCTTGATTTCCTCTAGTAGGAACAAAGAAATCTTCATCTGCACTTAAAGGGTTATAACGTGCATCAATAGTCCCATCCAAAGGATTATAGTACTTTTCCTTCTTAAACTTCTCTTTTACCTTCTCAATAAACATTTCAGCCTTGGTGGCTGGCATATTAGCAACATCAATATAGAAAATTCTACGTTCAGGGGCACGCGCCAAACGATAGATAAGCATGGCATCTTCCATAAGCTTAAGAGAACGGAAGACTCTAATAGCTAGTCCAGCAATTGATTTGCCGTAAGGATAATAAGCAGGATCAGAAGTTCTCAATCTAAAATGAACAATTTGATTTCTATCCAGTGTAATGTATTTACTTCCTGTCATGTTTCCCGCAACACTACCAAAAGCCATCCAATCATTTTCATCAGGTATCTCTTGAAGGAAGTCTGTTAGATACCCATATTCATTTTCTACTCTAATAATAAAATTAGGATTTAGAACTTTAATTCTCTGTAACCCTTTTCGAGGGTTATTAACATCGAGAATTGTTTCCATGAAACAATCTCCATATTTAATAGTATTTCTAACAATATCCCAATAGTGTCTATCCAGCTTAAGGTGGGTAAACATATCATTTACTTCATCTACTACTAGTTGACTCTCACTTTTAACAGTCCAACGAGAATTTCTTAGATTCTTTTGGGTCGAGTCATCAGCATAGATATCAAAAGCTGTACCTATCTCAGGATAATCATCCATTTCTTCAAATCTTTTGTAACGTTCTCTACGATTCTTTTCAACTTCTGGAAGTTGAAGAGTGGTACGATTCATAGCACCTATAGCTGGAAGTTTATCAGGAGTAACAACATCAGTACTTTGAACTGTATCGCCAGCTAGATGGGCTTGAGGAGTAGAGCCGTCATCAGCTTGCTTTGCCATATAAGGAGCAGCTTTAGTAGCAAAGAATCTAGCTAAAAACTGTCCTAATCTGCCCGAAGGATAAAAATAAGGACCCATACGACTATCCACCCCTCCCGCACCAAATTGGGTATAGCCAATAGACCCCTCGTCAATCTTGCCATTCTTCTTTAGTTCATCAGCCATGTTATATCTTCCTCAATTCTCTTATTTTCACCGTCATGAATAAAAGCTCTTTCAGGCATTAAGGGCTTTCTTTCATGTTCTTCATTAGATAGCATTTCCATAGGAGCACCTTCTCCTACAGTATGTAGTAGAAATACCGCAATAGACAAACTCATAATAAGGTCATCATTTTTACCTTCATCTGCTGTAATTTTTCCATTATCATCGACAATAAAGGTTAGAAGTTCATCTAAAGTTCGTTTAGAATTAATTTTAATAAAATTGTTACGAATATACTCTTCCATGCGAGCCAGTAATTCTTCTCTATTCCTAGTAGTTACTTGCAATCCAAAGTCATTTTTATCATCTATCCACAGATTATCGTATTCAAGAATATTAAACATCCAATCAATCAGATTATTTCCAATTGTATTCCTTTCAATGATAACCATTGCATTATTATATATATTTGCTTCATTGGCTAAAATTTGAGCTAATTCATTAATTGGGGTTTTATTTGAATAAAATTCCGCTACTTGTTCCCCCGTATAACTATTTAAAATATGAAAAGCTGAATAATCCCTGTCTCTACCCAAACTAACATCTACTCCAATGATATATTCATGTTGAGGAGCAGCTTCTTTCCACACACGCATTTTATTATTATAGCGTATCCAATACTCCCCACTAACCTCCTCAAATAAGCGTCTAAGTAAGTATCCATCTAGATAAGTCTCACCTGTTCCAAGAAATTCACATTCATACTCTTGAAGCCACTGTTTAAGGGGCATATTAGCTTTAGTGGTAGATTCCCATAGGTTAACATCTAAGCCTTTGTCTGTCATTACTTCGTACAAAGTCTCAAATCCTTCATGCCATTTATACTCTGGATGATCTTTCCAATGAATATCAATATAGTTAAAAGAATTTGACCCTTCTCTGGCTGCTTGATATACATCATAAAACCAATTACCTATTCCATTTACTGTGGATAAAACAAATGCTCTACCGCCAGTTGAAATAATAGGATAAACAGCAGCCCAAATAGTATCAATATTTTCGATGAATGCGGCTTCATCAATAATGAGAAGTGAGCCAGCGAGAGAACGTCCAGATTGTTTCCCAGAAGGTCGTGATTTAATAGTTGAACCCGTACTTAATTTAAGAGTATGTTTATTATCTTCGGTGATAGAGGGGCGCATAAAAGTAGGTAACTCATTATACATAATTTTAATTCTATCTAATACTTCAGTAGATTCAGCATCACCTTTAGAAAGGATAACTACTTGCTTGTGTTTTTGAAATACAATCATCCACAGAGAATAAGCAGCAGCAATAGTAGTGCAACCAGCCTGTCTAAATTTTCGTAGAATATTAAACCTGTGTTTCTTTACATTGTCTAATATCTCTATTTGGAACGGATATAATTTAAATGGAACCAGTCCTCGTACAGGGTGAGTGACCTTTACATAATTAGAAATAAAGTAAACAGGGTCTTCCTTGCACTTTTTAAATTCGCTAATTAATTGTGTTTTTTCCATAAAAGTTGCTCTGGAATACTATTATAGATCATGAAAATCTTTGCGGTTATCTGTACAAGAGATAAGAATCTAAAGGAAGTTACCTCTAATTTAGTCTCTATATTATCTAGCTATAAAGTAGACGTTAAATTACTAGTTAATCAACCCTCTATCTTTAGTGCTTACCAAAAAGGTATAGATAGGTGTCACGCAGATCCCGAAGATATTATTATTCTTTGCCATGATGATATTAAAATTCTCAGTACCTACCCCCAATTTATAGCTGCTCTGGGAAAATGTACTTGGAAAAAAACAGGGATTGTGGGAGCAGCAGGCACTACTTTATTAGAAGAAGATGCAGTATGGTGGAACCATGATCGATGGCACGCAGGATACCATAGAGGGTTTGTTAAGCACTACAATAAAGAACAAAAAAACATACATGATACTCAATATGGTCCTCATGGACAAGTAGTAGCTTTAGATGGACTATTTTTAGCAGCTAGAAAAGAAGTATGGGAAAAAATAGAACTATCTAAACCTAAATATTTTGAAGGAGATTGGGACTTTTATGATATTCATTATACTACAAAAGCCCATCAATTAGAATATAAAAATTATACCGTACCTATTAACATGATTCACTATTCCAATGGGGAATTAGTGGGCCGAGATTCCTGGCATAAGAATCGAAAAGCGTTTATCGCTAACACTCAACTACCAATATCACTATGATGCAAGAAATAACATTAGCCCACCTTATAATTTGGACACTTATAAGTTTTGGAATTACATTGTCTGTTACCCGAGGAAGAATCTTAGAGCCTTTACGACAAAAAGCAATGAAGCTGAACGAAAAACTCGGTCAATTACTTCATTGCCCTATGTGTTTTGGATTTTGGGTAGGTATCCTTCTTAGCCTTTTATGGCAAAGTATAAGTGGAAATTGTATTTTAGATGGATTTTATAGTCTAGCTACTAACAGTCTTCTATACTTCATAAGTTGGAACCTAGCCTTAAAGGATGGACAAGTCTAGTCAACACCCATTACTACAAAGTGCAACACGCGGGATCATAAATCGTTTTAGATGCATTATTTTTCTCCTATAGAAGTAGTTATATCAATGCTTTGATTATATTCAATTTTTTTAGACCTTTTTAATGTTTTAAATAAACGTTTAGCTAAGTAAATACCTGCTTTATGATCACTAGGGTAGTGAAATCCAGCCATTATACGTCCACCACCACATTCCTCAGAAGCTTTAATAAGATTACTTCGATGCTCAGGATACTTTGCACTGTAAATTTCTGCAATTAACCTCGCCTGTGTGGTATGTCCACTGGGGTAAGACGGAGTTTTATTAGATCTACTATTTAAAATCTCCAAATCTATACCAAAATAGGGAGCTAGTTGCGATGGTCGGGGGCGATTAAAGTGATTCTTTAGAGACTTTATTAAAATAGTACTTTCCTGTATCACTTTATTAATATACTCCTCATCAAACTCTAACCCAAACAGAGTAAGGTACATTTTAATAGCAAAAGCTGGATCTCTATCATGCTTGCGAATGCTTTTAATCATTCCAGGCCCACGCAAAAAGGTAGCACCCTGAATTGTTAAGAATTCCTTAGCAGTATCTAAAGAGGAGTTTGCAGGAGGACGAGGAAGCTTAATAAACTTCGCATTCTCATCGAAAAGAGTAATTTCCCCTCTAGGCTTTCTTAACCATTTAGAATAAACTAGTAGATCTACAGGATCTTCCATAGTTTACCCTCATACTTTCCCCTGCCAGCCAGTTCCGCCCTGCGACTTCTCTTTCTTAGCGGCTTTCTTAAACCTTTTAGCCAGAGC